GCGGTAAGGTCGCGTTCCTTAATGACTACACCAGGCGAGATTTGACTTGCCATGTTTTTCTCCTGAAAAAGTACCCAAAATTGTCTAAACTTATTTATTGTTTTGGATCCTTCAAGTGGGGAAACAACGCATGAACGTACTACCAGTCTGGATATGTCCAGTCAGGACCAGTAGTCTTACTTTTTCTAGAGTTAGTAACTCGTTTCACAGTACAGTCTTTACATTCATAAGAATATGCAGACGGCAATCCTTTCTTTTGTTTCCTTACGAGGTAAAAATCTTCAATTAAAACTTTCTTTTGTCCACATGTTCTGCATGTTCTTTCTTTGAACAGAAGGTGTTCTAATGAGAATTGATCCTCTAAGTTCATCAGTAGTTCCACATGTAGGATACTTCTTCCTGTGTCGTTCCATACTCCCAAACGGTGCCGTCCCCGTCCACGAAGGTATCATCACCCAGACCATCATCAACAAACCCAAAGGGAGCCATATCTTGCTCAATCTGATTACGTTGTTCTTCATAAATTCTTCTTCGGACATCTTGATCCGTCATTTCTTTAAAGTATTCCTGCATGACTAACCATGCAAACAGAACCATACACATTACAAGGTCATCGTGATAACCTTCATCTGCTTCCCACGCTTGTTTCTTCTGCACAAACGTAGTGAGTTCTTGGAAGATCTGAAAGTCATTAAATAATAACTTGTCTTCTTCAATAATTGCTTTTAGATTAGCGCAACCAATCTTCTTCACGGTCACGCTCATCTTCACACCTAGTTGCGTTTTGTTTCCTGAGAAGCCCTGACCAACAACTTGACCAGCACGTCCACGCATCGCACACATAAGGACATTGGGATACTCAAGATCGTAATTAAGAGTAGCAGCAATAGAGTCTCCAATATCGTTTACCTCAACTAAGATGTATGGGTTGTTATATTCTTTTGCTACTTGGAAGATGACCGAGGGAAACAGTACAGGCTTAATCTCATTATTTCTGTACTTTGCAACGATCTGATACGGGAGAGTGGTGATATCAAACACGAGGAAAGCAGAATAGTCGCCACCGATTCCTCGGGCAACATCCACAGTAATGATATATTCGTGATCTTTTTCTGCCCTCTTATAAACGTCAAGTCCTGCATTGCTACTAATGGGGTCGGTGAACGGAATTGTTTGGAGTTTTGCTGGACTGATTAACGTATCAGCAGATCCTAAGAAGTCACACTCAAATTCTTGTGCGAACTGTCGTGGTGACGTGTTCTTAATTGTCTCCTCTTTCCATTTAGCATCTCTACCAGGAACTTGAGACCAATGTACTTCATTCGTAATATAATCATTCTTGCCCCTCCTAGCATCCTCCCACATCTTGTAGAAGTGATTCATGCCGTTAGGCGTAGAGATGATAATTACTTTCGTTGATTTACCAGACGTAATAGTAGGATAAACAGAGGCAAAGAATTGCTCTGCAACATGGTTTGGAACGAACGCAAATTCATCGAGGAATAGGATATTGAACGACATGCCTCGGACAGCACTTGCAGATGTAGAAGCAGCCAGAATCTTTGATCCATTTTCAAGTTCAACATTACCTTTGTTCCACACTAAGATACCATGTTGCATCCACTTGGGCAAGTTCTCGTATGCTAACTGTAACCTGCCCAGTAGTTCCCTGGCGGTAGAAGCCTTGTTAGCAAGGATACCAATATTAACACTATCGTAAAAGATAGCATAATATAATAAGTAGGCGACCACAGTAGTAGACTTACCAGTTTGTCTCGGAAGTTTCGCAATGTTAAACCTGTTGTTGTGAAAATCTCTAAGGATGTCCTTTTGGAAATCATACATGTTGAAGGGAACCAAACCTTCGTCCAGCGAGATGATCTTAATATAATTCATTGCAAAATAGATGGGATCATTCTTACACTTGATCCACTCATCAATTTGCTTTTTTGTAAATTGTATTGGGGTTCCCGCTTTCTTTAGGTTCGGGTTCCCCAAATATACATCATTCAGAGACACAATAGATGTTAGTTCACTACTAGTATTTAGAGATCTCCAAACTTATCATTCATGTCTTTGATATTCTTTTTCCTTTCGCTGATCATACCATCAATGTAACCAGCACGATACTCCCAGGTCTGTCCACCAGTATCACCTTTCTTAGGATTAATGCATTGGTGGTTTCCTAGTTTGTTGCAAACAAGACCAGCAAGGTCAAGCTCACTAGAGTCAGATGTATTCCCAGTGCCACGCCAGACATGTTTTCCATTAATCCAAGTTGCTCCGCACTTCTCGCATTCTTTCCTCTCTAAACGTAAATCAGAAAAACCTTGATCAGGATCGGTCATCTTTTCTTAACTCCTTGATAGTTTTATTGTAATCGGGTAGGTCTTTGATGAGTTGTTGTTCTAACTTACGACGCATAAGATACATCCTAAATCTGACCCACGCATAACGCAACTGCAAATCCATATATGCAAATAATCGCATCGTTTCCTCTGGTCCTGCATATGCTACAAGTAGAATTACGATTGTGATTACTAGATAAATTCCAAGCATATATGTTACACTCAGCTACACTATGATTATACCGTATGTAGGTAAAAATAGTGTAACGAATGGCTAAGAATTTTATACGCTAACTTAATTATCGTATGTGAGAATAACCCTGATAATGTAACTAACGCCAATAAGAAGGAGTATGATCGAAAAGATCACACTCCAAACGGGGTCATTAATATCATTTAGTGGACGAAGGAGGAGGTTCATTCCATTCCGCTTTCAACTGATTATATCTAGGGTTAGTTATTGCTTCATGATGGCACATTATACTGAATTCATCACAGCACTTACACCATGCCTTTCTAGCGTCAGGCGCACCTAATGCTTTTTTCGCCACAGAGATTCCCACTCCCTCCAAAGGCGAGCACATTCATCATTCTTCTTCTTTAGGTGTTCCTCCCGATACATAATTTTTCCCGAAAGGTTCCCAGTGTTCCCATCCATATTTATGGACAAGATGCATACCAATGATAGGAACAAACACAAGAAAGAACCCCATGACGCCTAAGCACCAAGGGGTTTGCATTACTGATCGGACAAACAATTGAACGTGGGTCATGCTGGATAATCCCATTTAGTAATAAAGTCTGTTTTATGTTGAGGTCCCCATGTTCCAGGCATATAGAGATACGGGGCAGTGCGAATAGGACATTTTTCGCCAGTACATAGAAGATCATCCACGATCCTCCATGATTCCATTACTTCATCTGCATGGACGAAGTGTGATTGATCTCCTTGGATTGCATCGTATAGAAGTTTTTCGTATCCATCGATTGCTCTGTCTTGGGGGTAGGCGTGTGTAAGGGTAGCGAGTTCAAGATCATCATTAAGCCCAGGAGATTTAATGTCCATACGAATATCCAAATGAGGATTAGGTTGTAGACGTAAAACAATACGGTCGTTAACTTCTCCTTCATACAGTTTTAGCGGTGGTGCTTTTAATTTAACAACTACCTCTACACAACCATAAGGCATGTTCTTACCAGTCATGACGTTAAAAGGAACTCCTTCCCAACGCCAGTTATCGACGAAAAGAGTACCAGCGAAATAGGTAGGAGTGTGGCTCCTAGAATCAACGCCCTCTTCATTACGGTAGCCATCGTATTGTCCTAAGATAAGATTTGTTCCGAGTCTAGTGGCGGCGAGGACTTTTGTCTTCTCACGTCTTGTTTCCCTAGCATTCATCTTGCTAGGTGGTTCCATTGCTACGAGAGCAAGGACTTGTAGAATATGATTCTGTAGCATGTCGCGTACAGCACCAGCAGTTTCATAATACTGAGCACGTCCTTCGCAACCAATAGTTTCAGTTGCAAAGATCTGAATCTCTTCTATGAAATTGCGGTTCCAAAGTGGTTCCAGAAATATATTACTGAACCTAGTAGCAAGTATGTTGTTAACAGTATCTTTGCCGAGATAATGGTCAATGCGATATACTTGTTTTTCGCGTAGATGTCGCTCAACCACAGACTGTAGATGATCAGCAGATTTAAGATCGTGCCCAAAGGGTTTCTCAATAACCACACGGGATGCTTCGGGGTCATCGAGTTTACCTGCCTCTTTGAGATTGATAATCGCGTTAGCATACCTTTCTGGGGGAACAGATAGGAAGTAAGTATTATCGTGAAGGTAATCAGGAAGGTGACGGAGAGTATCAACATTGTCCAGGTCTGCAGAAATGTAGTCTAGGTGATGTAGAAACTCATCAGGATAATAACCAAGAGAGTCTTTCCATGCTTGTACTCCAGGATCTCTCCTAGAGCAACCAGTAATTAAAAAGTTTTCTGGCAAAAGATCTTTCAGCCAGAGTTTGTATAGTGCTGGAATTAGTTTCTTCTTGCATAGGTCTCCCGTTGCTCCGAAGATAACAATTCCTTTAGTGCGCTGTTCCGTTGCCATCGTATTTGTCTGATTCGTAATAGTTATTTTCACCTTTTCGTAACCCGAAATATATTGTGGATAATACAAAGGGTATTGTTCCCCAAACCAAGACATCAGCGAACGTCATGACCACCAAACATAGCTCTCATTCCATTCAAAACCTTGGCTGCGAAAGCGCCCAAACGGCGTGACTCAAAGCGTGACCACAACGCACTGCTGATGACAGGAGAGGGTACGCCAAGATCCACAGCAGCGTGAACCGTCCAACGACCCTCACCACTGTCTGATACTCCACCATCGAATTTGCCAAGCTCTCTATCGTGCCGTAGTACATCAGCGGTAAGATCGAGCAACCAACTACCAACCACACTACCACGACGCCATAGCTCAGCCACTTTAGACACGTCAATGTCATAGCAATAATCGGCAGGGTTGTCCATTGGGGCAACTTCTGCGTCTCCTTCTTTAACATACTTGGCACCTGCATTTGCTTCGTGGATGATGTTGAAACCTTCGGCATATGCTTGCATGATACCATACTCGATACCATTGTGAACCATCTTCACAAAATGACCTGCCCCAGGTCCGCCACAATGCATCCAACCGTACTCTTCAGGGTAGAGGGTATAACCATCTCTGTCACTGGTTCTAGGGGCAGCAGCGATACCTGGTGCGAGGGCGTCAAAGATTGGACGGCAGGTCCGTACTGCAAAATCTGCACCCCCAACCATAAGACAGTATCCACGCTCCAAACCGTAAACACCACCACTAGTACCACAGTCAAGATATTGGATGCCCAGTTTAGACATCCTTTCTGCCCTGCGTCGAGAGTCTTTAAAATTGGAATTGCCATGATCAATAATAATATCACCCTCCATACAAAGTGGTAATAGCTCATCGAGTGTGTCCTCTACTAGTTCTGCTGGGATGACGAGTTGAAAGATCCCAGGAACTTTACCTGCGAGATCGTCTTGGTGTACTACTTGAACAAGGCTTTCCAAAGAATCTGCAGCTGCAGTAATATACCCGTTCGCTGCTGCTTCTTGTGCCTTGGCGACATTTCTTCGGTAACCATAAACTTCAATACCTGTTTTCAACATACGGCGGGACATGCCTTCGCCCATCCTACCTAAACCGATTAGTCCTACTTTCATTTGTCTTTAAATAAATTTTCAACTTGTTCACGAGCATCAGACATTTTTTTCTTCTCACGCTCTGTGTGTTTATACCCATATTTACCATGGAAAATAGCGTGACCTTGACAGAACATGGTCACGCCAAATACCAGGGCAAGGATAATGCCTATCCATTCTAATACTATAAAGTGATTTTCAACCATGGTAGTAGCGGGGGTATTACTCCAATAAGTCGAAGAAGACCTTCAGAGAAAAGTGCAAGAACAACCCAACCAACACAGAAACTAATAATTGAAGCATTACGATTGTGTTTGCGTATGGCATCATCAATCATCTCCTGCACTTCTTCTTTGGTAACATAATTTGGTGGAGGTGGTAGTTTTTTAAAACGATGTCCAATACCCATTAGATCTTCTCCATAGCGAGTTGTAGTTCTCTTGAGTGCTCCAACTCATCATTCAAAATCTCAAGGATCTTGTCGTCATGCCCATTAATAGCAAGAAACTTACCATAAGTTTCTGCTGCGTGAA